AGGATTGCGTAACGTGTTCCGTATGAATCTCCGAATCTAAGGTGCGTACCACCAACGTCAAATCCTCCTGTGCTTCCTGTTCCAGAACCGTTCGGGGCAATGGTTGTACCAGCTCCAAATTCATAGATGTTATCTGCAACAGTAGTATCGAAAGCGGTACCATCTAATCTAATCTCGGTTACACGTCCTTCGTCATCGATGACAGCTGTAGCAGACTCTCCTGCTAATCCACCATCGAATGTAACGATTGGAGGATATTGATAATCTTCTCCTGGACTGGTTACTCTGATCTTTCTCAGTGTACCAGTGGTTGACAGTGTTGTAGTTGCAGTTGCTCTTACAGCAGGCAATTCTCCATTGCTACCATCTGGAGCACTGATAGTAATCGTAGGAGGTACTTGATAATCTGTACCAGCAAAGTTAATATTGATAGTTTCGACTACCAGTTTTCTTGTGATCTCTAAGATAGTCTCGTTCTCTGGTTCGGGGAAATCAACATCAGTTTTATCATACTCCAACCAGAAAGGTGCTTTGTAGAATCCTTCATCAACGATCTGATCTGCAGGCAACACAACGTTACCTTCGCTATCAGTAATTTCATTGGTGAGATAGTGCTTGATCTCATAAGGGTTGTCGTACTTGGTGTTGATATAATCCATCAACACAGACGATGACATTGGCCAATCGAAGTACGGATTCATAATGTTATTGCACATCATAATCACCCAGTCGTAATCACTACGACCATAGACTTTCTGGGATACGATGTCTGGACGCTCGGAATCATCAATCACATACTTCTTGAAATATGTGGCGGTGTCTAGTACACTATCAGAAAGTTTGAATCTTCTGAAGATATTTTTTGCGACCTTGTATTGCTGCTCTGACCACGGGAATCTGATGGGTCGGATAGCAAGATCAATGTTTGGTAGGTATTGAAAGTATGCCATCAGTAGTATTGTTTAGTGTAGTCAAAGCTATCTCCGAAATCTTCGGAGATGACTTGCTTGAGTTCTTTGAATGATAAAGAGAGATTGACTGCAGTTGGGGAACCGTCTTCCATTGTGGAATAAGAACCAGCAGCAGTGTAACTGACACCGATTGACTGCAATGCACACGCTTTAATCTTATTTAACCAATGATTGTCTTTGGATCCTTGCTTGTACTGAATCTTAAAGACATAGGGTACCTTCATAAACCAACCATCAGCTTCCATAGAAGGTGCTGACGCTTTCTTGAATTGCCAAATTATTTCTTTGATGACCTTAGACTCCCTACTATTTCTAGGAACAAGAGTCCAGTTAAAATCAAATGATCTGAGACCGATGCCATCAAATAGAACTTCTAGGTTCGGGTTGATGACCTGACCTAAGAGACCACCTGTTATAATGTTTGCATCGACACCTGTAGCACCAGCAGCAGCACGAATACCCAATGCTTTTGCTAATGCTTTTCCTTGCTGTGCTGCATCTCTAGGTGCCATTCCTTGAATTGCTGCTTTTGCATTGGCAGAATCTAGGTTGCTCAAGAGGTTGGGCATAGTATCGATTGCTTGCCCTGCAGCTCTGAGACCAGCACGTTCTATGTTTCCGACACCTTTCTCACCCCAACCTCTAGTGTGAGCATCTCTAATATCCTCAGGCATATAGAGGATAACTTTTTTAAATTCGGATTGTTCTAGCTCACCACCACCAAATCCTGTGGTGTCATAGTCTGCGTATCTGCTACCATAAATTGATCCACCAGACTCCCCGATACACTTCGCTTTTCTAAAGGGAGGTTGATACTTATACACAGTGAACTGCATATAGTCATCGTAATCCTCCACCTTATCGACGGGGAATCTAAGTGATGATTTGCTTGTTAAAAAATCGAATCCTGCCATTATTGGATTTTGCGTTTCGCTTTAAATCTATATTTTGCCAAAGGGTCATACTTAAACCAAACTTTTTTGGAGGCGACAGGTATCTCAATCTTACCGACAGCAGAAACAAATTGCTCTAGGGGTAGATAGATTGCTGAGTCCCAATCATTTTCATCAATCTCAATGAAGAGACTGCCATTCTTTACATCACTTTTCTTATATTTATGGATGATCTGTCGAGGCACGTCTATTTTATTTTTGAGAAGCGCTTCGATAGTCTTTAATCTTTTCTTTGGACTTATGTAATGTAGGTTTGCACCGAAGAAATGATCCTGGTTTACCCTAAGCACCAGCACCATAGGTAACTGATCGTAGTAAGGTACTTTTTGTTTGGTAGTTGCAGCATCATACTCAAACAAGACTAAGGTTCCTGTACGTGGAGTGAATAGAACTTTATTCTTGTCGTCAAGATTTCTTCTCTCGTTAGTGATGACAGATTCCTTTGTGCCATCTGCTAATGCAGAACGCATAGCAACCTTGGATGCCTGCCGCCACCAGGAGTCGGATCTATCTTTTCCGTCTTGTGCTTTTTCTAGTTTTTCAAAGACCGATTCCAAGGTGATCCTCCGTGAGAATTAGAAAGTCCATTCTTCTATCATCACAGTAATTTTTTGCTGCCTTCCACTTAGCAGCGTTCTTCATAAAAGTATTTACTTCTTGTAAGTACTTTTTTGTTTTACGTTGTGGTTGTTTGGGAGGTTGTGTTTGTTTCTTGGGCTTGATCTCTACAATATATTTCTTGAGAGATCCATCTTTATCTCGGACTTTAACGTAGAAGTCTGGATAGTATCTGTGCACCCTACCATCAGTGGGACAACGGTATGGTATAATCAGTTCTTCGCTCCCCCACTCTATTACATTCTCTTCTCTATCACAGTACTTCATAAACATAAGCTCCCAGGATGATCTGTAGAATACTCTACGTGGATCTCCCTTGTACTTATGATAATTCACTGGTTTGTACTGTCCTGAGTACGCCATAAATAAAGTGTATCCTTCCAGCCTATTTAGATGGCAAATCTATACCAAAAAGTACAGGAACAGATAGCACGTGGTGGGGGTATCGCTAAGTCGAACTCTTTCCGTGTTGTTCTGCCTGGAATTGAAAGGTTGAACCTTCGTGGTATAGATACCGACTCAAAAGAACTGTCAAAAACGCTGGAGATATTCTGCAACAACGTATCACTTCCCAGTGTTCAAGCTGCAACTAGTCAAGTTAATGGTTACTATACAGGGTCATCGTATAAGTTTCCTACAATGAAAATGTATAATGATTTGTCTTTGCAGTTTATTTGTGATGCAAATATGACTGCTCTGAAAGTATTTAACTCCTGGTTTGATAAGATTTTTCAGGAGAAAGATATGTTTGGTCAGACAAATATTATTCCTGATGAGATGTCTTCGTATCCTCAGAGGCAACGTAATAGACACATCAGATTGTCTTACCCAGATTCATATCAAAGCACAGTAGTTGTTGACAAGTTTGAACCTGGGAAAAGATACAGTGAGCAGGGTAGAAGTATGAGATACTTCTTCACGAATGCATATCCTTATTCTATTGATGCTGTGCCTCTGGATGCTGGCACTGCCACTTTAATGACGTGTTCTGTTAATCTTTTCTACGAAAGATTTGAGATTCAGTATGAGGATGCTAGAAAGAATTTGAAGAGTAGTAGTAATAATATTAAGTCGGGTGGTCCCCCAACTAGTTTGTCTGGAGCGATTGCGAACGTTGGCGATGCCTTCTCTGGATTCGTTAACGATATGGGAAATCTCTTTAGTTAACCCCTCTAAATAATAGTATTGAACTAATAACACGATGCCTTTACCAAAACTTGATGTGCCCACATATTCTTGTGAGCTCCCCTCTACTGGTCAGACAATTAAGTATCGTCCCTTCCTGGTAAAGGAAGAGAAGGTTCTTCTTTTAGCATTGGAATCCGAAGACAACAAACAGATTCAAGATGCTGTTGTCAGCTTGCTTACCAATTGTATTCAAAGCAGACTGAGTGTCAAGAAACTGGCGATGTTCGATCTCGAATATCTGTTTCTTAAGATTCGTGCAAAGTCTGTCGGTGAAGAGCTTGAACTGAAAGTAACTTGCACTGACGACAACGAAACTAAAGTCGATGTTACTATTGACCTGGAAGATGTTAGTGTAGTTAAACCAGATAATCATTCTGATACTGTGTATCTGAGTGATAACATCTGTGTGAAGATGAAGTATCCTTCTCTTGATCAGTTCATTAAAAATAACTTCGGTGAATCTGAAACTTCTTCTGAAGAAGTCTTCGAACTTATTGCCGAATGTATTGATCAGATTATTGATGGTGATGAAGTTTATGAGTCTGCAAACTGCAGCAAGAAAGAATTGGTTGAGTTCTTGGATAGTCTGACTTCAAAACAATTTGAGGCGATGCAAGAGTTCTTTGTTAATATGCCCAAACTTTCTCATAGTTTTAGTGTGGTTAACCCTAACACTAAAGAAAGATGTGATTATACTCTGGAGGGTCTTGCTTCTTTTTTCGGGTAGTAATGTCTTACAATAGTTTAGAAAACTATTTTAGGACTAATTTCTCTCTGATTCAACATCACAAATATAACCTTAGTGATATTGAATCTTGGATGCCGTGGGAAAGAGAAGTCTACGTTGCCCTGCTATTACAGCATCTTGAAGAAGAGAAATTAAAACAACAGACAGCTAACGCTAACAGGTAATGGCACTAGACACTAACAGATACAAAAACAATCCTTTGGTTGGCGTAAAAGGCGCTGACTTTGTTAAGCTGTCTAGTGCATCTGTTAAGCAACAGATGGTTACTAATGCTCTGCTGTCAGATCTAGTAAATATTCAAACAAAGTCTCTCCAGTTACAGAAAGCGAGACTTGACTTTGATAAGAAAGCACTTGCTAGACAGAAATATTTTTCCCAAGAATCTGCTATTGAAAAGCAGTGGAAACCTACTCGCCCTCCTAGTGGTGGACCTGGCGGCGGAGGATCTAAAAAGAAAGGTGGGTTAGATCTTGCAAGTGTTTTAAAAAATCTTAAGTTAAATCCGAAGACTATACTCCTAGGCGGAGCAGCTGTAGGTGGTGGTCTAGCTCTTGCATCACTACTTGCTAATGGTTTTGAAGGTGCTGCGGAGAAGTTAGAACAATTTGCTGATCAGGTAGAGAACGTTGAGAAGAGAGTAAGAGCAACTCTACCTAAGATTAAAGAATTCTTCACCCCCATTAAAGGATTCTCTACATTTGATTTCGGCAACGCCGCAATGGGGTATACCTATGCCAAGAGATTTGGTACAGGTCCCAACGCAACTGGTGGTGCTGTTCGTGGTGCCATTGCACGTGGTGCAAAGGGTGCAGTAAAAGCAAC